CAGCAGGCGCGGGCAGCATTGGAAGCCGAGTCGGCGTTACCAAGAGCTTCCGTTGGTCCGAAGGAGGATAACCAACGGAAACTTGCAGCTTTGGATGTGGCGGTAATAAACCATTTCACACCAAAGAAGATTTTGGTAGTGGGAGCAGCACCTGGCTCCCATTATCTAAATACGGCTTTCTGGTATCCTTACATCAAGTTCTTACTGTATGAATCACAGGAACATCCTTTCGATCCTCGATTGCGATTGTGCGACAATGTCGAACTAATTCGAGGAACGCCAGGATCAAAGTGCGACTTCACTAACAACAACATTGACGTTGTTATTGAAGATTTCCTGCCTGAGATTCCGCAGCTATATGCTGTAGAAGACACCATTCCTATTGTGCACAAGATCAATCCAGCTAAAGGCGATGTTGCCGTGCGAGAGCACATGTACATCCCACCTTTTGCTGGAACGAGCTCGTATGAATCACGTGGGTTCGGCTCCGCAACAATGTTGCAGCTGGCCCACTATCGCGCGCTGCTTGATCTTGCCCAAGTGAGGCGTAACCAACCTCAGGGAACAACCACCGTTAACCGCGATGCGTTGTTTATACAACAGGACCCACGATTTGGAATCGACTTTGTTGGAAACCTAGCTGCGGCCAGTCGAATCGACATACCCACTAGCGAAGCCAACAAAGAGAGGGTTCAGAGGTTAATTGACGCTTCGGGTCGTAAAGATATCGACGCGAAGGTCAAAGCTTCTTGCATCGAACACCCTTTCGCCAAATCGTGCCGCCGACTGTGTCATGTTCTCCTCACGCTCGAAAATATAGGCAAACGTGTAGTCGAGGTTGGACCTAGAAATAGGGACAATGTTATACTGCGCAACTATAGTTTCGGGCGTCATTTCATCGCCCCTACTATGACTCTCGACGATGGGAAAACTCGCTTCGTTCCGGCTTTACATCAAACGGTGTGTCAATGCATATTAACAGACAGTCTCTGTAAATGTGCCAGGTCCCGGAATCCTGAAGTGCTGCTACTCATCGACGTCTATCTACCACAGGCCGAGTTTGTTATTCATGACGCCCTAACTAGCGGAGTCCAGTCCGTTTATTGGGCTTGCTGCAATTTACCCGATGGTAACCATACTCAAGAAGGAATCATTGTCCACCGAGCCAATGGTCGTCTCTTAATGACTACCGACTCTGGGGACAAGATTTATAACGACTATGATTATCTGAATCAAATTGCCAGTATTATGGATAATGAGCACTTGGTAATCGGTGTTTATCGCCGGTGTGGTATTTATACGATTTACGAGATTCGTTTGGCCGCCCCGAACCTTATCCAGACACGCTTTCCAATTCTAGGGCCAGATTGGGAAGTAGTTCAAGGAAGCAGTGGCGTTATTGTTGCGCCCACTGCCCTGGTTATGGCAGTCCATTCGAAATACTTCAAACTACATACTGTTACCCCCGAAGCAATTGACATCATATCAAATGCCGCCAGTTCTATGTGTCGCCCGGAAGTAACCAGAATCACTGGAGTTTCCGACTACGACACTAATTACGCCGCTGTTTGCATTGCTGTTGATCAAATCAACCGTGCGGCCAGCTCGCGTTCTGGATCCGTAATTGATGTTTTGCGCCGCGCCGATCGCGCGCGCGAATCAATCACTGTCCCAACTCTGGTTCGGAAATTTGATATGTTGAGATCAAAACTGCAGACTTTCCTGGAAATAAAGGAAATTTCTGCACTTTGTGGTCTTTTGCGCGGGAGCGGAATCATGGACGAGTTCGTTGCTTCATTACTGGAGAAAATGGCCGTCCATGATGATCAGGCGGTGGTTGAGTTGTCAAGAAATATTCATTTCATGTGTGCCGCTGGTGGAGGAGGAGACCACTACCGGCACTACACCATGGTGGGTCGAAACCACGAGTATGTGGACTGGGCTGACATCATGAGCTTTTCCGCCGACAAGCTACCCAGTCACATGTCGAAATTCAACAACCCCTCACTCGTCAATCCACTACCTAAAACATCAGATGGCTTTGTTCGCCTTTTCAACGTCTCGAACGTCGAGGAGCCAGAGTTAATCGACAGGAATGATCCTGAAACCTTTCTGTCTATCATTGCCAAACGTCTTTGCCATACATTGGCTGAACCTACTAAGAAGATGCAGGACGCGCTGTTCCGAGCTGCCGACCAGCTCGTTGAGCGAATAAGACGCGTAACCGGCACACCTCAAGTGGACCCAATGGATTTTCAGAATGGCTTGCCCGCTTCCCGCCTAGTGTGCGAGAGCGACGCTGTAAGGCCTTTCAGGAATGGGAAGACTGCGGCCGTGATTTCACTGAGCATCCTCGCGATCTATCTTATGTGGAAGCTTTCATCAAAAAGGAGTTCGTTAAACCTGGAAAGTTTTGCCACATCATTGGTTCCAGAAACGATGTGCTCCAATGCTTACTCGGGCCAGCTATTGCTGCCTGTGGCGAGCTCTTGCACGCCATTCCCGGATTGCGGACCATTACCGCTACTTCCGTTGGGAAAGGCCGTGCAATCGCCGACATCATCTTCGGATGCGAGAATGTGTTGGAGATCGATTACACCGCCTGGGACTCAACAGTTTCCTCATTCGATCTCGAGCTCGTTGACTACATATATCAACAACTGTTTCCAGACGTACCAGACCTCGGCAGGATCCTCGCTTTCCACTCCGTCTCAACGTGGAGCTACAGTAATGCCTGTCGATACACCCTCACTGGTACCCGTGTCTCAGGTGACAGCGACACAACCGTTGGAAACAGCTTTTTGCACTGGTGTTACTGCGTTGCATTGCTTGAAGACATCACCAACGTCTATTCTTCGTTTGACTCACCAGAGCATTTCGAAGTTGCCGGCGATGATGGTGTCATTGGGCTTCCATGCGCAGAAATTGACTTGGAGGAGCTTGCGCTCGCTGGTAAACAGATCAAGGCTGTCTACCGTCTCGACCCCGATACTGCTCAGTTCTGTAGCGGGCTTGTTATGCAATGCCAAGTGGATGGCATGCAGGTTGATAGACTCTATCGGTTACCTGGTCGCACTGTGGGCAGAATTGGTTTTACGCCTGACGCCGTTCCGGAGAGCGCAACAGCATCTGTGCTTGAGGAAAGAACTCTGGCGGAAATTT